GCTCCTGTAAGCGACAAAACAGTTTTGAAGCAAAACACTGGTAAGTAATCGGAATATAGCAAATGTACCTAAGAGAAAACTTATCATTTGACAGAGCAGGAATCCAAGTTCTAAACGAGGACTCCGGTGATGGCACAGGTAAAAATTGGTACATGAAGGGTATTTTCATTGAAGGTGGAGTTAAGAACCACAATCAACGTGTATACCCTGTCAATGAAATTGAACAAGCTGTATCCTCGATTAACAACCAATTGAAGGATGGTTATAGCGTTTTAGGCGAACTAGACCATCCCGATGATTTAAAAATTAACCTAGACCGTGTATCGCATATGATTTCACACATGTGGATGGAAGGCAATTACGGTATGGGCAAGTTAAAGATTTTACCTACCCCGATGGGCGAGTTAGTGAAAGCTATGTTAACAAGTGGCGTTAAGCTAGGTGTTAGCAGCCGCGGATCGGGACAAGTAAACGAAAGTAGTGGACATGTTAGTGATTTTGAAATCATTACTGTGGACATTGTTGCACAACCAAGCGCACCACATGCCTATCCTAAAGCAATTTATGAAGGTTTGATGAATATGCGTGGTGGTGCTCAAGTATTCGAGATGGCACGTGACGCCACTCAAGATCAAAAAGTACAAAAGTACTTGAAAGAAGCTGTAACAAAGCTAATCAAAGACTTGAAAGTCTAAATAAACAGGAGAGAACCGAATGTTAGATGCTATCAAACCATTGTTAGACAGTGGCATCGTAAACGAAAGTACTCAACAAGCTATTAATGAAGCTTGGGAAACCAAGCTGACTGAAGCACGTGAATCTATCCGTGCTGAGCTTCGTGAGGAATTCGCTGGACGCTACGATCATGACAAACAAGTAATGGTTGAAGCTCTAGACAAAATGGTTACCGAATCCCTAACAGCAGAACTTTCTGAGTTCCAAGCAGAGAAGAAAGCACTTGCCGAAGATCGTGTACGTTTTAATATGCACATGACTGAAAGCGCAGACAAGTTCAATAATTTCATGGTTACTAAAC